GTATGTCATATTCTTTACTTTCATCTAATTCTATATCTATATATAAATTATCATTTTCTATATAGATATTTTCAGAACCAACATTAATTATATCTATTGGGTTTTGAACATCATTAATATTGTCAAGAATATAAAATTTATCATTTCCATCACCTAAAACTACAACAACACCATTATCATCAATTTGTCTCTTAATATCATTTCTATAGTTAATAAAACCAATAGATTTTATTACACAATAACCACTTACACTTTCTGAAAATGTAGATACACAATCATTTTGAGTATTTAATGTTAAAGTAGAAGGAAAAATTCTTTCTCAGTCACCATCATAAAATTGTACAACAATACCAGTAGTATTTAAATTATGTTGTATGTCTCATGTAGAAGAAGGATTAGTTTGTGTTCAGATAATATTTCCTTCTGTTAGTTGATAATATCCTTCTTCAGATTTACCTAATTCTAATGAATTAGGATTATTTATAATAGATTCAGGAAATATAGTTTCTTCTCTTGAAAGATTAAAAAATTGATAATTAATTTCTCTTTGGTAATCATGTTCAATTGTCATTGGATCTGTAAAAATATTCCCGGTTTTTTCTGATTCAATAACTATTAGATAACCACTTTGAGGAGTATCAAAATGAACTTTTAAATTAGAGTAATCTATATGTTCAATTCAACTATAATATACTTGTTCATAATTAGAGTTATAAGCATATACAAGTACATTTTTAGTTTTAAAATTATGTTGTACATCTCAAGTAGTTGATTCTTCAACTTGGTGATGATAAACATTATCACCTAATATTCTTCCTACTATACAACTTGATAGTCAATAAGAAATATATTTCTGTTCATAAGTTCCTAATATTGACCCTGAGAAATCAGTTAATGGTGCGAATACAAAGTGGTAATGGGGAACTCTTGTTACTCCTCTCATAGATTCAAAATTATTTATTAAGAAGTTAACAGTTTCTTCATTAATTATATCTTCATTATTTATAGGTCTGCATGTTAAATCACATTCTACTTTGTAATGTGGAGAAAGTATATTTCCTTCTATGTTTCTATAAACACTTCCTACCTCTTTTAAAATAGCATATCCATTTACTGGTTTACTAAATTCAATCTCTGTACTCATTAATTGGTTGTGTTTTATACTTTTAGGAAACATCATATTATCATTAATATCATATACTTGAACAATTAATAAAGAATATAACCCATGATTTATTGTTCAGATTCTTCTGTTATCTTCTTCAGATGTTAAATCATAATATATATAATCACCTTCTAGAAAATATCCATATCCTTTACTCGTAGTTTGGATAATTCCTGTATCATGATCTTTTAAGTAAACAACACTTGGCATAAACCTTTCATTGAACACATTAAATGATTGTGTTAATATTAATTTAGAATTTATATAATGTTGTATATTTCAATAGGTTCCTTCTTCTATTCTTCCATACCCTGCTTTTTGTACAACACAGTAACCAATAGTTGGTTTATTAAAATTAATTATAACAGTAGCATTATTCTTTATATCTACAGATGAAGGAATAAATTCTTCATAAACATCATTATAACATTGTATTACTAATTCAGTTTCATTTATAAAATGGTTAACTTCTCATGTACTCGATAACTCATATTGTTTGTGTATATAAGAACTTACATTAGATTGATATATATTTGTTTGGTAAAAATCTGGATATGTTTTAGTATATCTAGAATAATAAGAATCACCACTACAACCTGTAAAATCTACATCTTGATATTTATTCAAATAATTAATTTCTTTTCAATCATCATTTTTTACTAAATATTCTCCATCTGGTAATGTATCATGTCAGTATTCATAAAGATTTATAGATCTACTTGTTGAATCTGTAAATTGTTGTGTTACTAAGTTTCATATACTAAAGAGAGAACTGATTGTTCCTTTTTTCTTTATAAGTATTGGAATGTTACTGACAAATTCTCTAAGATTTTCTTCATTGAGCTGACTCAATATATTAATGTCAAGATCCAAACCCATATCACTAGAAAGTTCACGAAGTAAATTAATTTTAATTTCTTGGGGATCATATATGGTTTTAATTTCTTTCTGTTGGTTATATATAGTTGAATATATTTTATCAAATGCAACTTGGAAAAATTTCACTAAGTTTTGGGGTCTGTTATTAGTTGGCAAAGAATCAATAACAAAATCTTTCATTAAGTAAACAAATATTCTACATCTTCATTCTTCACCAAGATAAGGAAAAACATTTCCAATGAATATATAATCTTTATTTAAGTTTATATATTCAGAATAATATGTTTTTGCTCATTTTATGAAAGGATCATCACTTCTAAAATATATATTATAACCTGAATTTGTAGAAATTGTTTTGTATAATTTTTCAGAGAAAGAATCATACTGAATAAATTTATAATAAGTTCCTTCTAATTCATACTTAATATCTTCTGAATATTCCGGATATATATTATCAGCAATTTTAAAATTATAATATGTTCCTACTCAATCATATTCTGTTTCTTTAAAGTTTTCAGTGGAAGGAATAATATTGAAATTTTTTCAATCTGTTTCAGTTTCTGCATAAACTAGTGATTTATTACCACCATAAGAAACTATATTAAATTGTGAACCTATTAAATAACTATTATTTTGAGAATATTTATTTCCAATAGTATATTTAATGTTTCATACTATATTTCTATGATCTATGAATTCAACATCATCTCTATCTGTAAATGTAATATCATTTACAGATTTTTCATATGTGATAGGATCATCAGAAGTACTATCTGAAATAGTATTGTAATATTCTTCAATTATAAATCCTGGTATATCAGAAAACTTTTTCATATCTTATCCTTCTTTTATAAACTCACAAACACTTGAATCTAACATAGGAAATTGACCTGGACCTAAAAGAATAGTCCTTAACTTATTTTCCATATAACTATCAAATTTATCCGTTTTATATTGAGGAAAATCTTGTGAATTATTCGGTTCATTAACTGTATAATTACTATGTATATCTCTAATTCTCAAAAATTTTATTCCTTTAACATTACTAAATGAGTTAGTTTCTGATTTTATATCTAAATCTCTCAAGTTTTCCTCAATTGATTTATAATCAATTTCTTCTCCAAAACTTCTCATTTTACCACTAAACAAATATTCCAATTTGCTTTTTACATCACTCATGACAGATACATAATTATAATTTTGTTTCACGACAAGAGAAATATCAAAGGCAAAATAAATAAGTTCTGGTAACTCATATACGTGATATACATTTGTGGTTATATATGGATCTAGATAAACTTCTAATTCTTGTTTGAAATCATTTAAATATTGATCAGGAACCATAATTTCTGTTCTCTTTCCGTTATCAACTACTCATGTTTCAGAATTTGTCATTATAGTATCAACATTTCATGTTGTTGGAATAATTGTAATAAATACTTTATTATAATCTCTAACATCTGAATTATATCTTAATTCTTTTTGACCTCATGCTGTTCCTTTTAAGACTTTACCATACTGTTCTAAAAAATTTTTATAATCCTTTCTTGATACACATCTATATTGTGAAGATGCAAAATTCAAAGTTTTACTTCTTATTTCTTCAGTAGTTTCCGGGTTTTGTCCATCAGAACTACCTCTTCTATTTGTCACAGAAATATTTTGGTTAGGAATTCAAATATCTCTGGTTATGTTATAGATTAAATTATCACTAATAATTTCAGTTATAGTATTTGCTCCAACATTTCCTTCACTACCCAAACATTCTATTAATGAAATATTTATTTCATCTGTTTCTTTTGGAATACTAAGGTTAGGAGAAAAATTAATTTGGTAACGTTTATATTTGTCATATAAAAACCTAAATATATTATAAGTAGTATCAATTCCTGATAATGATTCTAGAAAAGTATTAACTCTTTCTCATCTCACTCCATTCACTTCTAATCATATACTAAAATCTCCATAACCTGTACCAAGTCTAGGTTTATTATCAAAATTTTTGAAAGGTAAAGAAATTTTATTATTAAATATATCAGAACCAAAGTAACTATATTCTAGTAGATTACCTTGTCTTACTAAGATATTAAATTCATAATTTGTTATTGTATTTGGTTCACCTTCTTCTGTATATGATAATGAAACTGTATGATTAACATCATCTACACTAATAAAATTAATATTATTATCAACATCAATTTTACTATTGAAATTTTTATGTTTAGGTACATATAATAAATCACCAATTTCAAAATATTCATTTTCTCCTTGAGATAGAGTTAATGTCAGATCTGTTTCAGAAGATATATATCCTAATGGAGAATATCCCTCTCTTAAAGCTAATCTATGAATATTTTCATATAGTTCAGTTGTATCAATATATAAATTCTTAGCCAATTTATTTGTGTAAAAAGTATTTAACTCACCTAAATAACTGAAAAGATCTAATAATATACTTATATTACTTCCTTCAAAATTATAATCTTTAAATGTTTCTGTTTTTCTCAATTCTTGTATTAAATCATCTCGGATCGTATTAAAATCCATACTTATATAATTTGGTACAATGCTCATTATTATTTTCTCCTATAATTGAGTTAAAACTATTCTAACAACATCTGGTTCTGTTTCTGATGTTATATTTAGTATATGATAATAAATATATATAACATACTGATGTTCATCTGGTTTTAAATCAACATGGATATTATTTATTTCTACTCTTTCATCTCATTTTTCAATTGATTGTCATATTAAACTACCTATAATACTTCCACTTTCTTTGGTTATTGGTTCAAATAAAATATTGTACCCATTAAACGCAAAATCAGGTAACATCACTCTATGTCCTTGAATTGTCTCAGAAATATTAATAATGCTGTTTCTTACAGCATCTTTATCTTCACATTTTTTTACGTCACCATTTCTTTGTTTTTCTAATGATAAATTTATATCTGAATAATAAGACATTATAATCTCCTAACTGGTCTTATGAAATATCAATTAGCATCTCTGTCTTTTGTTGTTTGGGTTCCATCACTGAAATCTTCTACTCATGCATAATATTTTTCATCCATAACATCAACACTAGAAGATCAATATTTTTCTGTTCTAAATTCTCCTGTATCATCTAGAGAATTTAATTCTAACATATTATTCTGCATCATATTCAATTCAGATGCTAATGGTAAATATCAATCATTATACGATTGATATTCTAGATTCAAACAATATTGTTTAGCTAATCATCAAATTTTTGCAGGAGTATCTAATTCCATTCAATCATTCATAGATTCATTACTTCCTACTAAATTAACATAACATTTATATTCATCAGTTCTAATAGCAATGTTACCACCACTTACTTCTAAACTTAACATTTCAGATTCTGAATCCACAAACATATCATAATTGCTTTCTGGTTGGGGTTTGATTTCTAATCAATCATTCATATCAGTATTACTACCAGTTACATTAGCATAATATATATCTTGATCTTCTCTATATGACATATCACCTGAACTTGATATTGTTTCCGATAATTGTTCTGATTCAGATGAATGTATATAGAAATTATTTGTAGTAGTTGGTTCAGAATCAAACTTTCCCATGACTAAACAATAATCATTAATTTCACCAACTATTATACCACCATAATCTACTAAACCTCTTTCACAGGTTCATGATGAAGGAGTATAAAAATGAATTGGAGCACTAAAATTTGATTCACCATATATACCACCCTTATGTTTAGCTCTACAGTATATAGTATCATTGGTTGCTAATTGACCAGATGAACTTTCTGTTTCACAAGATATATATCCTGAAGGACTTATAGATAACGAAATAGAAGTCTTACTCTCTCTATTTCTATATGATTCTCATAATATGTTTGAAAAATCAGAAGAATCTGATAATTGCCAAGTTGTTCATGAATGGTAATCAAATAATCCACCTGATATCTTCAAGGAAGTTGTTAAAATATCAAATTTATTAAAAACAGTATCTTCATTTTCTGGATGTAAAATACTTGGTTTTAATGGTCTTTCCACTTCTTCCTCTTCACCTTCACTATACAATTCTAATATTCTTAATTCTGTTCCACTTTCTACTCCATCAATATTGACTGTATCTTCATCATCATATGTTACAGTAGTTAAAAATGTACCATCAGATTTTCTTGCTCATAATATTGCACCTATAGGAGTATTATGTGTATATGGAGAAGAATCTATAGTAACTTTATTTGTTTTATATATTAATCTTTTAAATACATTTCTTGATACTCAATCAAGATCATATACAGGCAGATAAGAATAATAATTATCAGAACCTAGAAGATGTATAAAGGCATTATAATTAGCATTATCAGGAGTATATTTATTAATTGGTAATGGCATCTCACAATTATCATATAATGATAATTGTCCAGATGTCTTTTCTGTATATTCAGAATCATTATTACTAATACCATTAAAAATTTGTCTATGTAAAGTATATAATGATTCATAAGTAATCATATTTATAACTCTATTAATAATGTTAGTTCAGGTAGCACTTGATAAATAATCAACAATTGTTTCATCTGCAAAGGAAACTTCACCTATTAATCTATTATAAAGATGAGCTACATCATCTTTATTTAAATGAATTGTTTGTTTTAAATTGGAATAATCATGTGTGGTACTACTAGTATTAGGAGAAATACCACCCCAATTAATATTATGATCTAAGAAAGTTTTAATAATTTTCTTCAATTTCCTTCATTCATCATTATTGACCAGAATTCCTGGAAAATAATATGTTAAGTTAGTCTTAATACTTAAATAATCATCTACAATTTCTAACATTTTTTTAAGTGTAGCATATGTTAATTTTGAACTATGTACATCAAAAACTTGTTGTGCCATTCTTTACTCCTTTTTTTATTCCGCAAAAACATTATCAGAACATTCATCACAAACAGATCCACAACTAATAGGGTCTTGTCCTACTTGTATAGGTAGTTCATTTACAAATACATCTCTAATGCCAAGATGTAAACCATCATGACAATATGTTCGAATATGAATCTCACCATCTATTTCTATAATTCTACGACAACAATGTTCTTCTAAAACATCATTATATCTTTCTACTTGTTTATTATTAACAAATACGTCAGGAGATCCTGTTATGGATGGGCGTGGAGGTCAACATCCATGTCCTGAACAATTATCATCTATTCTAACTACACCTGGCATTTTTTACTCCTAGAATTTGTTTGTTAAAATTTTCATCATAATAATTTTCTTTTTTAGAATTTAATCATAATATTTTAGAATCTATAAAACATTCTTTATTTGTTCTAATATTTATGTTATCAGTTACATTCAAATCTAATGCACCAGTTATATTTAATGACAAATCAGTGCAAAAATCAATATTTAATTTGATTTTACTATGGACACTCACTTCTTTATTTTCTTTATCATATACAACAATAAAATTATCATTAACAATAACTTCTTTAGTTTCTGAAATATCTACAATTTCTATATCTTTCATAGTATCACCATTTTTACTTAGTTTTATTTAAATAGTTGTTCATCAGGGTTGTGTAACTACATTACCACTTTCTCTACTTTCTGAATCTACAGCAGATCCTGTTGGACTTTCTGGCCCTTGAGATGATGTCTCTTCTTTTGATGGAACCAATGGAGATAATGATGTTCCACAATTAAGGTTTATAACGTCAGCATCCATATTTATTTCTTTTGATTGAACATTATATGTTTCTGATGCTTTTACATAAGAACCTTTATTAATAATGATATCATTATTTGCACCAATTTCTTCTTTCCTATTAGAATCAATATAAGTAATTTTACTGTTTTGAACTCAATTTAATTCATTTCCTATTGTGTGAGATCAATTATTATTCTTTATAAGTCTGAAACATGATTTTCTTATTGTTTCATAAAAATTTTTCTCTATTAATTTATAGAAATTTTCATCTACTAATATGAATCTATCTCCATGATTTCTATTATTTAAATGTCCCTCTTCAGATATTTCCTCAAATGTATTTGATGGATGTCAACGATGAAATCTTCTATTATCTGGAGTATCATCTATCTCATATAATAACCCATTATGTGTACCCATAACTTTATTTTCTGGATATAATGCATTATAGTAAGGATCAGGTTCATCTCATTCAAAAAAATATCAAGATACATCTATATCAGTAACTTTATGAGATCTTCTGTACCCAATAGGTGTATCTTCTATTTTTTCATGTCTTGCTAATCTATGCCAATCTGGTTCACCAGGAGCATATTTTCATATTTTTGGAGGTTCATAAACGCTTGAATCACTTGAATCATCATAATCACTTGGATCATTTCTACCTAATAAGTATTCCTTTGCTGTTTCTTCTAATAATCTAAAAGAAACATCAGTTTTAATTCGTCCTACTGTTCCTTGATCTATATCAATACACAACCAATGTGGTTCAGAAGGTTTTAAATTTGCTATTTTCCATGAACTACTTTGACTATCAAATTCTATACATTTTGCATAAGACAATTCTTGAATTTGTTTAAAAGGCAAATTATTCACAGAATAATTTGGAGTATTTATTGAAGGAACATTATCAATTTGTGCTTTATACTTACATATACCACTAGAAGCAGTAAAAGAAATACTTATACCGGAACTATCTAAATACTTCTTTGGTGGAAGAAGTATTTTTAATTGTTTATCTCTCGTATTAAATGCAATTAAACGTTTATCACCTTCTGAAGAACTAATAGTAGGTGAATTTAAATATTCTTTATGATAGAAGTCTCAATCAAAAACAGTTGCTCCAGAAAAATTAAGTTCATTATATAAACTCATATTTTATCCTTTACACAGACATATCTGTACTTGTACTATTTGTAACTATAAATTTAAAAGATTTTTTTTCTAACTTTGATACAAATTTATTAACAGTATTTGATGAATTTAATACTGCTAGTTGATTATTTAATGTTCCAAACTCTTGACCAAACATTATGCATCCTTGTGAATTTGTTAAATATCCCTCACTACTATCTCCTGCATAATTACCAGAATGTATTAATATACCTGTTCTTCCTGGGACTGATTTAAGTTTATAATGATATTGTCTAAAGAAAACTTCATAAGTACCTGTAGGAATACAAGATATGTTATTGTTATTATCTCTTCAAGGTAATTCTAAAGATTTACAGAAATATGAATCATTAATACTAATATTACCTTTAGTACCTTGATCACTAGTTTCATATCTATCCAATGTTACAATAATATCATCAGTAATATCAACATCATCACTATCATCACCAACATTAGGAATATTAGGATTACTGAATCCTTCATTTTCATTATATCTAGGTGCAGATTCTGGAATTCCTGGTGCAGAAGCGAAATGTCTTGGTTCCATAGGATTCCCCGCTTCAAAAAACACAAAAACATGAGAGCCTTCTACTGGATGTGAAAACCTACCAAATCCTGATACACCACCTTCAAAGATAGGTAGGGCAGGCTCACATCATGGTAATTCTTCTGTAGGAATTCCTTCTGTTCCCTCACTATTTTTAGTTTTCTTTTTGGTGTGAACACCAAATACCCTAACCTTTATTCTTCCAGCTTTTCTAGGATCTGATCTGTTATCTTCAACAACTCCCCTATATATACCAAATAGTTTATTTGATTCTGGTTGTAATGAGCTTAATGGATTTTTTATCATAATTAAGTTACTATTATTCCTGTTGGTTGTGTAGTATTTATCTTATTTGATGGATAAAGAAGTCTTTTAGATATTTCATCATAATTATATGCATTTCTAATAAGACCAACTTTTTGTTTATATGCTGGTTTTCCTTTAGGTGAAAAATGATGTGTTATACTTTTAATTAAGTAGAGTCCATTCATATTAGCATTATATACTTCATCTTTACTAGAAGATGGTCATTCTATTCATATTAATTTTCCTAATTCTCTATCTTCATGGCCTCTAACTACAATATTAACTGTATTTTGCATACAATATCGTTTTATTCAATCATTGAAATAAATATTTTTTATAATTGTTTCATTATTTTCACCAATTATTTCTGAATTGACATCAGTATCATTAAATAAGCTATATTCTGTTCCACTTAATAAAGTTCAATCACCTAACATAGTGAAATTATCAACTACATCTTCACCACTTTCTTTATTAAAGTAATTACTTCCAGGAGAATATTGAAATTTTTTATCTATTAACTTTTTTCTTTTAAAATCATATCCTAGAACGTGACCACCTCTCAATTGTTTATTAGAAAACATATCTGTACCAGAAACTTCATATGATAATATCCTGTTAAAATTATATAAATCAGGAGTAACCATTCTATATACTCCATCATTTTTATCACTAAGAATATTATCAGAACTTAACATATTTTCAAGTGTTTGAATTTCTAAAATAGCATAACTTCTATGATCTGCTTTTGTTTTTGTATAACAACAATAACCCCATTTATTATTAGAAGAAGCTCTTAATAATAATCAGTTTATTGACTGTTGTGGTGTTCAATATGGCATACAGAAATCAATACTTTCACTACTTTGATCAACAATATTTTGTTGTTTTGACTCTATAAATACCATATTCTTTAATATATCAGATACAATTGACGTTATATTTTTATTTCTTCAACTTCTAGAATATTTTTGTTGTACTAAATAACGAAAATTAGACTCTACTAAAGTAAGTTCTATTACATTCTCACTCATTTCATTTCTATGTGAAGTTTCTGGTATAATTCTATCTGACTTATATACTTGAAAAGTTAATGTCAAATCTTTATCTACTCCAAATACAATATTGATAAGTATTCCACCAACTAGAGATCCAAATTCAAAAATGCTATATCTATCATAAAAAATTAATTTGCCAGTTATTAAATATGAATATATATCTTCTATGAAGTAAAATTCATATATTTCATTATTAGATAATCAATAAAAATCTTGATTATATACTGAAATTCCAACACTAAATTCCTTCCCATAATCTTGTACTTTAACATTTGAATCTTTCATCTATTTTTTCCCTAACTCTTTAATTTCATTCAAAACACTATAAATATAAGAACTTTTCAATATTTTGATATTAGTTCCTGCTTCTGGAAATTCAAACGGATTTGCTATATTGTTAACCATAGGTATAGTTCATCATAAATATGGTGTTTCATAATATTTTCAAGATAAATTATATCACCTATCTTCATAATCAAGTTCATGTATTAAAAAATAATTAATACTTAAATTTTTTATGCTATAAGTTCTGAATATATTTAATAATTTGTTTCCATCAGAATCTTCTAGTAAATTAAAAGCTTTAAGTTGGGAATTATTTTTCAGCCTTTTACCTGTAAATTCATAATAAGTTTTATTTATTGGTTCTAGCATATATATCCCTTTAAGATACAGTTATATTAAATGTTTTGTCTCTACTTATTGGTTCTATATCTATAAATGTAATTGTTAATTCACATTTACATGGATAACCATTCACATATGGATGAAAGTAAGTTGGTTGTATAGATGAGATAGCAGCACATCTCATATTGACAATATCTTTATATCCATCAACTCCTGTTTTTGTTCTTACCTGAAATACATATGGAAGTTCTACTTTTTGTAAACTCTGTGACATTATTTTTGTTGGTATTTTTGGTGTTGATCACTTCATTAAATTCTTAACTGGATCAACTACGTATTCTTTAGAATTTGCCTTTTCATTCATAATTAAGTTAAATAAGAATGTAACTTGTCTATTTTCAGAGTTCATATACACTAAAGGTGTATCTACTTTATACTGAGCAATTCCCTGATTTATAATTTTTGCCGTAGATGCTATTTTCTGTGACATACCAGATATAATATTTTCCATAGGTTCTCACGTATTGTTTATAGTTTCTTGAATTTCATTTGGTGCTAGAAAATTATATTGGCTTATATCTAAATCATCTGCATCTTCTAATTCGACATAAGTAGTCTTCTGAATATTTTGATTAGCTATTTTTTTAGGTGTAAGTTCTATTCATAGAACATTATCAGCTCATTCACCTGAAAATATACTTCTTGATGGAAACCATTTAATCATTATAATTTACCTCAATGTTCCTATCTAATTATGATACAATTCCCCAATTCTTTGTGAATAAGAATAATGATAAATTTTCTATCTCATCTGGTATATGTTCACTTGGAAATATACGTTCTCTTTCATCCTTATTCGGTTCATTAACATTTTTTACATTATTGTTCAGGTCATTATTTATATTATTAGAAACTTTATTATTAATAGATTCTAAAAAATTTCTGTTAGAGTTAATCTCTTTTTCTCTGATTGCTCTTTCTTTATTTTTTTCTTCTATTTTATTTCTTGAAATACTTGTATTAATACTATCTATATTTCTTGATTTATTATTCTCTATAATAAATGTAGTGTCTGAATCTGAGTAAGAAACATCACCTTTTAAAATATCTTTGATATTACCCATAATATTCTCTAATGTGACATCATGAGTATAAATTGATTTTTTCTTAGTAGCTTTCTTGGTTAATTCTACTAATGAATCCCTAGTTTCTTTGGTGAACTTATAATCAGTATTCAATAATTTATTCGCCTGTGTAGAACTCATACTTTCTAATGCTGGTTTCTTTAATGAAAATTCATCTGGCATACCTCTAAAACCAACTTTTCTATCTACTGCATCACCCTTTATTAATGTTCTCATTAATTCCTTCCCTGACATTTTAGGTGTGTCCTGCATTTTACCAATATCAAGTTTTTTCCCAAATATTCAAGGTTCTGCTCAATCTGGTACGATCTTCTTTAATCGTGGTTCTATATCATCTTTTCAATTAGGTATAATTGAATAAAATCAATTTGTTATTTGTCCAGGTAATTCTTTTAAATCATTAATTAATGATTCTAATATTGTTTCTTCTTTGTTATCCTCTGTCAAAAAATTATATAAATTATTAAAACCTCTGACTAATGGACCAATAGGTGTATTGTTCATCAAAAAGTTTTTGATATTATTGAATATATTAGACATTACATTCTGTAAAGAATTCAACATTTTCTTTACATTGGTAGACATTGTACCAAAATCACCTGTTAATAAACCATAAAATGTTAATGCTGCAAATTTAATTGGTTGAAATAATTCTGTTAAATAATCAAATATACCATATAATTTATTCTTAATATCTTCTCATGCTTGTGATGGATCACTGAATGTAGTAGCTGTTAATCAATTCCACATATCAGATAATAAATTTTTAACAAATATAAAAGGTGCAGTTACTTGACCAAACACATCAGACATTGATTGTTTTAATGAATCTATTGTTTGTTTATCAAACAATGTATGATTAATTAATCAATTCTCAAATATTTTTAATTTATCCTTAACTCATGTAAAGGGTATAGTTATCCAATCAAATACATTACTCATTGTACTTTTAATCCCTTCCCATGTTTGTGATGGATCTGTAAATACTGTTGTAGTTAATCAATTCCGTACAGTATTCAAATTAGTTAATACATTTGTAAAGGGTGTAGTTATCCAGTTAAACACATTACTCATTACACTCTTGATATTTTCTCATGTTTGTGTTGGATCTACAAACACAGTAGTTATTAATCAGTTTTGTACATTATTCAAATTAGTTAGTACATTCTTGAAAGGTACAGCTATCCAGTTAAACACATCAGACATTACACTCTTAATATTTTCTCATGCTTGTGTTGGATCTGCAAATACTGTTGTAGTTAATCAATTTCAAAAATTTTGTAATTTTCCTAATACTGATTTAAAAGGTATAGTTATCCAATCAAATACATTACTCATTACACTCTTAATATTTTCTCATGCTTGTGTTGGATCTGTAAATACTGTTGTAGTTAACCAATTCCGTACAGTATTCAAATTAGTTAGTACATTTGTAAAGGGTGCAGTTATCCAGTTAAACATATCAGACATTACACTCTTAATATCTTTTCATGCTTGTGTTGGATCTGCAAATACTGTTGTAGTTAACCAATTTCAAAAATTTTGTAATTTTTCTAATACTGATTTGAAAGGTATAGTTATCCAATCAAACACATCAGACATTACACTCTTAATACTTTCTCATGTTTGTGTTGGATCTGCAAATACAGTAGTTATTAATCAGTTTTGTACATCATTCAAATTAGTTAGTACATTCTTGAAAGGTACAATTATCCAGTTAAACATACTAGACATTGATTGTTTTAATGAATCTATTGTTTGTTTATCAAACAATGTATGATTAATTAATCATTGTTCAGTTTCTTGTAGTTTTTCTTTAACTCACATGAATGGTTTTTTAATTTGATCAAAGGTTCATTCCATTCAATTTGTAATTGTACTAAACAAATCAGAATCAAGAAAATTCATTTTAATTAGAGAATTTCAAAATCCCATTAACATATTTTTCAGATTATTATACTTTTTTAGTATTGATCCAAATGAATCACTAATAGTAATTTCTATTTTATTAACAAGTTTATTGAATGATTCTTTTAAATCAAAATTTTTCAGGAAATTTGTTATTGGTTCAGTTACATTCTTATATAACCAATCACTTATATCATTTATTGCTTCAATTATTGCTTCTCTACCAAAATCTACTCTAAATTCAGAACCAAATGCTCATAACAATCCATTAATAATTCATTCCGGTATTTGTGTTGCTATAGATAAAATACCAGCACTTGCCTCTAATATTTTATCTCTTATTGTTTCTCCTTTTATCATTCCTCTTATAACTTCATAAGCAATCAACAATGGTCAAACTAATCTTCCTAGTGCTTTAGAAATTCCACCAATAATTTTTCCAAATTTTCCTGATTGTTTTATCAAATCATCTACTAATGATCTCACTTTACCTAATCTTTCTATCACAGACGTAAACATATTTCTTATTCTGTCAACAATTCCACTAAATCTACTAATTAATCCTTCTATTCTAGTTATTCCTTTAATATTTTTTATTCTGTTTAACATATTTGTGATTCAGTTTTCTTTTTTGAATCAATTCCGAACTGGATCTAATATACCATTTTTAAATACATTCATAAATGGTTTATACATTTTCACTATGTCTTTCTGAACAGCTGTAACGAATCCACTTACTCCTGCCATTATACCACCTGTGATTTGTCCAGCTATTAGTAATAATTCACTTCAAATACTACTATCATCTTTGATTTCTCTATCTTCTTTCTTTATCTTAGATTCTTCAAGATCAATTAATTTATCCAATTTGTCAGGTGTTGGGTCTTTTCTAATAACACTCATTAATCCCATTAATAAAGTAGGAATCTTGGTCATATAACCAAAGACACCTTGAAGTATAGAAAATGTTCCAGTTATAAGGTTAAAAAGTTCTTGAAAGGGGGAGAATATTTCACCAAAAAATCCACCTACTTTATTAATACCAGAGACTATTAATTCATTTTGCTCTGCCATTTCTCCAATTTTTGAACCAATACCTTCTAATAATGTATTAGTTCCCTTCATAAAACCTTCAGAAATTTCATCAACACTTTTATTCAAATCTGATTCTTTAATTTCACCTTCTTGTATTTGATTAAGAATATTTGTTAATTTGTTATAGTGTTTTTCAGAGACAGTATTTTCTCTGATCTTTTGTATTTCTGTTATTAAGATCTGAAGAGTAATATCATCAGATTTCAAATTTTGAAGTTGCTCAAATATTAATTGACTCTCTTCATTAAATTTTTCTAATGAATTTTTTATTGTTTTTATATATTCTCTTCTTTCAGTGGCCATTCTAGTTCTCCTATAAAAAAGGTCTAAAGGGGAATGATCCCTTTAGACCTTTTAAGATCCATTGAGTCTATGAACTCAAGTGGGTTATTTAATAATTTTATTAAATGGTTCGTTTTCTTTTTTTAAATCATGTAATACCATATCAAGATGAGCTTCTCTTTCAAAATCTGCCAACATTTCACTATCTGATAATGAAATATTGGCATGTTTAGCTAACTGATATTGTTCATTTATAATATTAACTAATGTTTGACCTTCTAATAAAATTCTGGTTAAAAAAAATTACTACTTACCTCCACATCGGTTTTTTCTTCAAAAAACCCACAATTATCACAAATAAGTTTATATTTAATATCTATACCAAAATTATTATTATCATATCACTTTCTTATTTCTTCTAAGTCATCTACTGTTAAAGAATTAACAATATAAAGTTTGTCTTCAACCCCTATTTCTTCTATACCATCTGGAGATTCTACTTTTTTTATACCACTAGCTAAACTATGAAGTGACATTTCTGCTCTTATTTGTGAATCTGTTAATTCCTCAATATTTTCTATCATATTATATGATTCTTTTTGTTCACCTCTAGTAATAAAATCTATATATAATTTGATATTATCACCAGCAGTTACTTCTCCATATTCTGTATTCTGTTTTTTAATAACCTCTAATTTATTAAAATCAAAATAATTCAAATTTTGAGATTTACATTTAGGACATGTAAATTGAAATGTAAATTGTTCACCTTTGCTATGTTTTCTAATTTCAATTAGTAGGAATATTTTATCTTGTACATATATTTTATCTATATCAAAATCTTCAGATATTACACTAGAAGTAATTAGTTGATCAAATACATTTTCTAAAACAATTGGATTTGTTTCCTTTTCATGTACTAATAATTTTTTAATTTGACCAGTAGTTAAAGGTTTGTATTTAACTACTTCACCTGTTCCAGGTAATTCACATGAAAAATCATATACATTTAAATAATTTTTATAACTCATTAAAACACCTCTTTATTTAGATAATTATTTATCCCTCTTCTTCTTCATGTCAATTATATGTAAATGTAACACTAAATTGAGCCACTTCTTTATTATCATATGCTAAATCTAATGAACCCACACTACTAGGTCATGCATCATATAATATAGCTTTATAAGTTGCATTAGCTGTTGCATTACCACCAAAAGTTTGAAATGGATCTAACATTTCAATTTCTACTTTTCCAAAATATTCTTCTGGTTTACCATGTTCATTAGTAGTTGGATCATGAACACCTTTCATTCATTCCATGAATTCTTTTCTTAAATTCATTTTATTGTCAGCATTAAATGTACATTCTCATTCTGAATATGTATGTGTAGAACCTATTTTATATTCCATCCCTTGGTAGGGGACTACTATTGGGTCTATAGTTGATTCTGGTAAATTTGATGATCTAACCAGAAATACTTGGTTTTCTGGTAAATTAACCGGACCAGAATTAGGAAACTTTACATAGAATAGATATGCTCTGGCAAAATTTCCATTTACACCCGCTTTAAAATTTGATAAAAATCCGTCTGATGATGCCATTTTATTTTCTCCTTTAATAATTAGGATAGTGAAAGAATTCTTTCACTATCCTAAAATTATTTATATTTCTGTAAATTCCATACCTGATCTTGTTGCTATGAAGTTAAGTCTAATAAATTCAGCAGCTTTAGTTGGTTGAACATAAATATCACACCATAATTCACTTCTATCTACTCTTTCAGGAGTATTATTTGTAGTATTACATACAATTAAATAATCAACTACTCCTCTTCTAGCTTTAACATCTGCAAGAAAAGGATCAATCATAGATACTAGTTGATTTCGTGTATCTCTATCATTTGGTTTAAATACAAATCTCATTGCTGAATCTTTGATACTTTCTTCTAATACCATAAATAATCTTCTAACATTTACTCTATTAAATGCTGAAGATTCAGAAAACATTGTTTTTTGTCCTCAAATAACTTTCCCCTTTCCTGCAAAAGAAACTATTGGGTTAATACCTGCAATATATAATGTATCTCTTTTAGCTTGATTAGGATTTCAAGCTAACCTTCTAATATTATTCAGGGTAGCTCTTTCCAAACCTGCTGGTGCAAACCAAGGATCTGTAAGACTGTCATTATTAGCATAAATGCCTGCTACATAACCAGAAGCTGGTACTCATCTGTATTTACTATTGTATCTATCATAAACTTCTAACCAATTTGCATATAAAGCTGCATAACTTGAACTTATATTGAAGTTAGGAGTTGTGTACCCTCTTCTTCATCGTGTAATATCAGTTGTTTCATTACCTTTATTATTGACAACATGTTCACGTAGAACATCAGCAATTAACATACTATCCATTCTTGATTCAGCAATTTCAACTATTCTTTTTTTAACAGTGGTTGATTTATTTGAATCAATAAATAAATTAATATCAACAGATTCTGGATCTTCTGATATTTCATAAGCTTCTAAAACTATATTATCATTAATTTCATCACCATCATGATCTCTTCCACCACCCAAATCATTAAAATCCTCTGTTACTCAATCATTAGGTACTGTTGAATTATGATAATCACTATTTACTGCTATTCTTATAAGTCTAGAACTCCTATTTACTAATTTTTCAACAAATTTAGTTGTTCCTTGATCATCTTTAGCATTTTCATTTAAAGACACGTTTCAAATTTCTGCTAAAACTCATGCATCACTTTGGTCTGGTTTGTTTTGAACTAGTAACAGAAAATCTTCTTCATTTTTAATCGGAGAATCTATTCTATTTACAATATTATAAATTTCTCCATCTTCTCAATCAGTTTTTCCACCTGATAAAATTTCAGTTTGAGTAGTTTTATCTACAATAGCTACTCTAATGTTATTACCATAATAACCTCTATCTTTGGCAATGATTCAAACAGAATCAGTTCCCATTAAAGAGGGTGCTTCTTCAGAAAATTCATCTGGATCAGAAATATCACCATTTGAATATGATTCTGTTTTTAAGGTTAAAGCTCCGTCTCCCGCAAATTCATTTCATGTTTCCGCATCATCAAAGAACCCACCTGCGAATGTAGCAGATGCTGGCATAGTTCTTACACAATATAGATTTTGTCCATGTTTAAGATAACCAATTGCAGAGAACATATCTTGATAGTTATCAGAAATACTTGTTGCGTTTCCATTCTCATCATATATTTTATCTCTTGGTATTCCTGCTCAATCAATTAACTCACTTTCTTGAGTTATCAATTGCCTTTCCATTTCTTTACCTTTTCATGTATTTCTTATTACAATATTTGCTACTGTAGCTGCAAAACCAGAGACATATGAAGACTTGTCAGTTTCAATAATGTCTATTAAAGGACTTGAATATATACTCATTTTTTCCTCCTAATTAAATTCCTTTGTTTCATTTATTTATATTTTCTTAATAAAAAAGTCATAAATAAAGACAACATCACATTCTAAAATTTCACTTCCATTTTTATATGAAAATTGGACATCACCTAATGATGAAGGCCATAATTTTTTAAATTCTCAAGTTACAACAACATTATCTCAATTATCTAGTACTAATAAATTAGCTGTAATTTGATAATCATTTGTTAAACTTCCAAAAACACTAATCCCATCATATGCTGATGTTAATCAATCATATAATAATATATAATTATTAAAATTTTGATCTATTTGAAATTTTGTTTTTCATTCACCATATTCCATTCCACCACCCTCTTGATATACTTGTCCGCCTTGTCATGGTAATTCAAGAGGAGTAATAGAAATTGAAGGTAAAACTGTGTCTACTATATTTATATTATATAATTTTGAATCATCAATATCTTCTGTTTCTGGTAGTATGGGAAATATAAGTTTAAAATTCATTCCCCTTGCTTTACTAAGAGATAATGTCATTAATAAAAAACCTCATATTCTATTAAAATTTTCCCATCTTCTTTAGAAGCTAGTATCAATATTTCTTCATCTTCTGATCCACCACCAGAAGGCATATCTGTTTCTGTATCTATATCATTTCAAGCTTCTTTACTTGTGTAAATTTTATTAACTACTTTCTTAATTAATTTACCTTCACTTTCAAGATATGGTTTTAGCAAATATGTTTGAACAGTAAAATTTAAAGTTCATTCATTGTTTCTGTAATCATTTATATCTATATCTTGATTTATTTGAAGTCCATCAAAATTTATGTTTACATCTCAATCAAGATCTAACTCATCTACTTTAATATTATTAACTACATAAGGTGAAAAATATGGTAATATTTGTTCTACTATTTGATCCATTTCACTGATAAATTCTGTAGAAATTCTTACCTCAAATATTATGTTATAAGGTATTGGAGTTTGATATTCTTCATAATTAGTTCCTACTATATTTATTAAATGTTTTTCATGTTTACCAGTAGTTCTATTAGAATCATACTCCATACTAGTTATTTGTATTCCTATATTTGGATATATTTTCTCATGTGTTCTTTGCTTTAACCAGGAATATCATTTCTGCTTAGGCATAAACTTTACAGGAACTTCTACATATTTAATAATATCTCCATTTTCATCATATTTAGCAATTTTCAAATCTTTGAAAATATCTAAAAATTGTATAATTGTTTTTCGTATCGTTCCAAAATAGAAAAAGTTTCTCATAATTAATATCCATAGATAGATGTATCTATATCTGATACATCATCACTTTCATCTTCTATTACTTCATTATCACCATATCTTTGTTTTATAGTATCTCCAGATGTTGTATATGATTCTGTCTCAGTTGTAACATTAATATCTGGAAAATCATCACTATCAGGATCATTAAATAGAAAATTATCACTAGATTCACTTTCATAACTGTATCTATATGGTTTACATATGAAATCCCATATATACTTCTTGCCTTGAAATATTCTTGTTTCTGATCCTACATACACAACTTCATAAGTTTTATTATTTCATAAAGTTTTGATTAAATCACCAGCTTTTGGTACAATAGAATCTATTTCTTTATCTAAAATATAAGGATCACTTACATCTCTATCAAATATAGTTTTAGTTAATTGTGCATATTCTAAAGTATCATCACTAGAAATTCCAAATTCTAATATTTGTGGTTCTTCACTTGGTTCATATATAAGTTTGGTTCTATATGGATCTGAATACTCTTCTGTAGGATTTTCACCATATATATCATCAGATGTTTCAGAGATTAATCTTATATAGTAATATATAGGAAACCCTGAAACATCATTATATTCTGAAACAACAGAATCAAAAAGATTGTATTCTAAATGATCTGGATAATCATCGAATAAATCTCAATATGGTGAATCTTTTGGATTAAGAGACATTTTTATTCCTTAAATTTTCAACATAAAATGAAATCTCATCTCTGAGATTTAAGTTTGAACCTACTGTAGAATCATATACAACATGAACATAAAAATATAGTTTACCATATGGCAAATCACTACCTGTAAGAACAATAATTAATGGATTATTTATATCTTCTGATATATTCTCTCTTTCATTAACTATATTATTCTCAGAATCGTACAGAGATCATGTTATAGAACTTATGTACCTAGATTCAATAATGTTATTATTGGTATCTTTAAATGTACATTCTAGAGTTGCTGTACTTCCTTCTACTGGTCGTGTTTTTATTGTACTAGACATTTATATACCTATATTATGCACTTGATCCACTAAATTCGTAAGTTACCTTCAACGTATCACCAGTATCAGCTGTTTTATCACCATTATTAAATGCTGAACCACAAAGTAGAGTTCCTGTTGTTCCTGTTGCTACTGATGCTAAAAAAGCACCCCCAATAGTTGAACTATCTGAACTAATTAAAAATTCAGCAACACTAGCACTATTATCTACTGTTTGACCTGTTCTTGAGTCTACATACTCTTTTCTATCACCATCATAGTTAATAAACTCTGAAAGATCTACTATTCCATCAGTAGGTGAAACAGTTGGTGTGCTATTCAGTAATCCAACATATCAAGGATCAATCTGTGTTGTTGCTGAAACGAACAACACATCAAGAATATGATTAATTCCCTCATTAACAACCGTGTTTGGGAAATTATCTTCCCATTTTAAATTTCCATTCTTATCATAACAAGAAATATGAAACTGACCTGATAATCCTAAAGAACTTATTGTATCTTTCATTTTTGATCTCCTTTCTTTAAATTAAAATTTACTTCTGGTTTCTTTAGTTTAGATTCCATGTGTGGATTCTTAAACTTATAATTCATTTCTGGTTTATTTATAGAAAATACTACTCTATTAGTACCTACTTTAAATATAACTTTAATTTTACCATGTGGTAATCTAAGTATCTCAATAGAGGTAATATCTGAAAAGTGTGTGTTTTCAGATACTTTTGAATAAAGTGTTGATATTACCTCTAGTACTGTTGAGAATTGAGTATCATCACTTGCACTAACCACATATTCAATATTTATATTATTTGAATCATTTAATTCTAAATCACTTGAAACGCTTCTTATTAATATTGAAGAAGCTGCACAAAGTTCTAAGAATGTAATATTTTCTGTACTTAACAGATTGAGTATTAATCCTAAAGTAACATTATCTGTTAGTTCTAGTCTTTCCTCATTTTTCAATCTTAATATCAATCTTAATAGAACTAAGTCAGAAAAAATATTTACATCTGAGCATAATTTATAGTAATCTGCTAATCTACTACTAGAATCTGAAAATAAATTTTCATCACTTAGTAACTGATTAATATTTTTTAAAACTGAACTTAAATCTTCTATTGTTATATTATCAGAAGACACCGAATTTAAAATTGATAATGTGATTATTATATCAGATGTAGTTATATTATCTGATCCAGTAACATTAAAAGTTCAAGTGTCAAAAGATGAATCACCAAAATTAAGAAATTCTTTCACATTTTTTATTAAATCAATTACATTAGTTGCTGTATCAATTAAATTAACATTGTCAGTTGTTAATGAAAGTAAATGTTCTATAACAGAAATGATTGTGTTTATACTTATTTCATCTTGAACATATCCATTAAAAATTTTGATAACATTTACTATATCTGATAAAGATAAACTATCATCTACTAATTTGTTAAACTCACCTACTATACTTAATATATCAGACAATGTAACTGTATCAGAAGTATTAGGATTGAATATAGTTATATTTGATGAGATATCTGATATATTAAATGAATCATCCAAAATTGTTATTTTTTCAAATAATTGTGTTATGTTTTCATCAAGTATTAATGTATCCTGTGATGTAAAATTTAAAGTGGTTATTAAAGAAATAAAATCTGAAAATAATATATTAGAGGATAATAATCTCTCTATAACAATATTTCTATCAATAACTTCATCTAAATTTAAGACATCTTTGGTAGTTATTACATGATCTAAAGTTTTTGAAACAATATCTGATAATGTAATCTGATCAATATTATCTGTATTAAATATAGTGGTTTTAGATGTAGTACTATCTACAATTAAATTGTCTGTTGATACGGACAATACATCTTTAATCACACTTAGTATGGTACTAAATGACAAACTATCATCTACTAATTTATTAAATTCACCAATTACATCTAATACTGTATTAAATGATATATTTGATGAAACAAAAGATGTAATGCCAGAAAATAAACTTGCATTATCTAAAAGAGACAGTAAATCACTTGATTCTTTATTAAATATACCAATTATACTTAATATATCAGACAATGTAACTGTATCAGAAGTATTAGGATTGAATATAGTTATATTTGATGAGATATCTGATATATTAAATGAATCACTTGATTCTTTGTTAAACTCACCTACTATACTTAATACATCAGACAATGTAACTGTATCAGAAGTATTAGGATTAAATATAGTAGTATTTGATGAGATATCATTTAGTAATGTAGAATCATCCACTAACTTATTAAATATACCAATTATACTTAATACATCAGACAATGTAACTGTATCAGAAGTATTAGGATTAAATATAGTAGTATTTGATGTCTCTTCTGATATATTAAATGAATCTGTTGATAATAAGTTAAATATAGTAGTTAAATTTAGTATATCATTTAAAGTTACAGAGTCAGAACATAATAAATTTAGAATCACTTCATTTTGTGTATTTTCATTTACTAAAAGATTATCACTAGAGATAGAATTTAAAATTGAAAATACATTTAATAAAGCTGATAATGTGATATTATCAGAAACTAAAGATGTATATGAAACTGTTCTTAATATTGAATCATTAAATATATTGTTTTCTGAAGAACTAACTATATAATTAACGATTGTATATACTATATCTGATAATGTTATACTATCAGAAGTATTAGGATTAAATATAGTAGTATTTGATGATTCTTCAGATGTACTTAATACATCTTTAGATAATAAGTTAAATATAGTAGTATTTGACGCCTCTTCTGATATATTAAATGAATCTTTAGATAATAAGTTAAATATAGTAGTATTTAATGTTTCTTCAGATAATGTTATATTATCCTGTAAAAATGTTAAAAGTAATGCTTTTAGTAAAATATTATCATTTGTATTAACGGTATCTGTTAAAGATGGACGAAAATCAGTAATTTTACTATCAACATCATCTAAGGATAATGATTCAGAAGATTGTGCAGAAACTGTCTTACTTCTCTGTAGTGATTCAGATACTTGAAATGTTTCTTGAGTAGTGACTGATATAACATTAAATGTTGTAAAACTCCAAGTATTACTTTGTGTAATAGCTGATCCATCATCAGCTATAGTGTACCAAGAGTATGTTGTATCATAACTCAAATCATTCCATGTTACACTTGCTGTTCCAGCACTTGCTACTTCACTATCTGTTCCTATTAAACTATCATTAGCAGCATTATAAAAAGAAACATCCATCAAGTCTCCGTCTGAATCGAAGACATCAACTTGTAAAGTTGGATCTACTGATATACCTGTTGCTTCATCTGAAGGTGAGGGATTAGTAGGTGCATTTGGTGCGGGAAGAGGAGCAATAACAACTGTCGCAGCAACCCAAAATTCATCATGGTCTGCTGTAAATGTATCTGGATCATCATTGTCTTTTGTAAGCTCTCTGTATGCTACTCCTGATCTTCTACTATTATTGTTTATAAAATCAATAGTAGTATAATTAGTAGGAGGTGCTGTAACATCTTCATTATAAATCGTACAAAAAGTTAAAAATAAATTATAATCACTTCCCCAACCTGCTGCAACAGATGGTGGATTTGGTTGTGATCTACTTATATTATCTGAAACTGAGGTTGATACATCAATATAACTTGATAAATCTCCTCCTCAATCACTTATTCTTAGGCATACATATGAACAAATGGTTGATCCATTCATCCCAAAATTAACACTTGTTCCACCCTCAGTTCCATCAGCCTTTTTTCCAATAATAATTGCAGAACTATACCAAGTATCAGTCCACACGGGGTGTATTGTAGTTCAGCCAGATGGAATTGAATCAATTGACCTAGAATCATCAAAACCAAAATAAATCAGCAAAAGTTCATTTGCTGCAACATTATTAGGTATGGATATAGAAACTTCATAGTTACTATCATATCCACTAATATAATCTTCAATAACGGGAAAATACATAATTTATCCAATAGTGGCAATAAGTGTGTCTATTTTATCACGCAAAATTTATGTTTGTGTTGGGGTAAACTCACGTTCTACAATTTCCCCATTTGTGTCCAATGAACGAATAATTAAATAACCATTAGAATCAGTAGGAAGGTTATTAACAATCCAATCTTTTACATCTTGAGTTGCATTTTTCATGTTACTGAACTCAGTTAATACATTAATTGAAAGATCTTCATATTGATCTTTTACATAATCTCCTATTCCTGGGACGGAAGCATTGGATTCAAAGGTGTTTATTGCAGCAGTTAAATTACTAATCATAGCCAAAATCCACTGTCCACTTACGTTCTTGTTTGCCAATGTATCACGGCGTCTCTGCATATCACTTTTCAATCTATTTGCTGTACGCTGCACTTCAGTAAGGGCATCCATCTTTATCTGTGTACTTGCTGGAAATGTCATCTATTACTCCTCTTATCTGTATATTTATTGGAAATTTAACATTTTACTATCCTATTAAAATATCAAATCCTTCATAAACATAATCATCTTTAATTTCCTCACTTAATTTTTCCTTTTCTTCTTTAGCTTCTTGTATTAACTGATCACCATCCAAAGAAATACCTGTATTTCCTATTCCTTGAAATTGGTTAAACTTTCTTCTTATATATCCTAATTTTTCCTTACATAATGCAACTGCATATTTTCTTACTCAAGATTCATTATATAAATCTTTATTAAAGTCTTCTTCAGTTCAACTACCTAGTGTAGAACCTTTCTTCATAAATGATCTAATTAATATATACTGTGTCTTATCAGGAACAGGAATTAATTGTAATTGATTAGTTTTTTCAAAATATCTATATGTATAAGTATTAGTTATATATCTATTTAAATTTTTTAAGAAATCAAGAGCTAAATGATAACTAACTAGATTACCATAGTTTCTTCCAAGATCTGGATAATAACCCATTGAATAGAGAAATGATTCTATAGTAAATAATGTGTTTACTCCACCTGAACTTGAACCACCACTATCATTATAATCCAATAATGTAACAACACCATTTGGTAGATCATATAGTGATTGACCCGCAGATATTTCTAATGTAAAGAAAATTTCTTCTGTTGCATTACCAGTTGCCCATTTAACAAATTTATCAGTTGAATCTTCTATAGCATCATATACATGTTCGTAACTTAATTCTACCTTTACATAGGGATGTCCCAAATCTCGTAAAATTCTATTATGTAGTTGTTCTTTAGTCATATATATCCTATAATATTAATTTCTTTTTTAAATTTCTATCAGGAAATGTTTGTTTATAGATTTTTTCTACTTCATTAATTGATGTATTGATCTTTTTCATTACATCTTTCATTTCAAAAAATTTATTTAATTGTTGTATAGAATTATTAACTCTATATAAATTAGATAATAATTCTATCAAATCATCTTCTTTATTTTCTACTGATTCTTGTATATACATTTTAAAATTCATAATAATTCCTCTTATTTATTTATATGTTTAATTGAATAATCAAGAAGTATCTTCTACTTCTTCTATATCACTTAATATTCCCCAAGCTTCATCTTCCATCTCGTTATTGATTTTAAATTCGCCTTCTTCTAGAATATCAAAATCTACTATATAACAAGCTCAGTATAGAGCTGATACCAAATCATCTGTTAAATCTTTACCTGCAAATTTATTATTTCCATGATCAATAAAACTTGTTAATTCATTAACTGTGTGTTTATCATATAGTATCAAATCACCATCTTCTATTAACTTTTTCATTGTAAGAACTGCTTTAGGTTTTGTTTTGGTAGTTGCTCTCACTCCTAATTGTGTTTTCTTATTACCTTCATTAACTAAATTACTATACTCAAATTCTCATCATAATTGTGAAATAACTGTATCACCAATGTTATTTTCAACAACTACATAAGCATTATTATAATAAAGTGCTAATCTATATATGATATTTGAAAAAGTATATACATCTGTATAATTATCTTGAAAAACTGATACTTGTTCTGCTTTAAATGGATCAGTAGATTTAATTTTTAATACTTGACACGTAGAGTAATGTTCACCAGTACCTTTTGCTATATCATTACCAATCACATATATACTATTTTTATCAGGTTTTTCTCATATTCTGATTTTATTATTTATATCATATTGTATAGGGTCTTTGGTTTGTGATAATAAATTTTCTAATATGTTAGGATCTATTACTGTGTTAGTAGATCCAAGAAATGCACATTCAAATTCTCTATCTCATTCTACTTTACTCAATACTTTTTGTTGTTCTTTTTTTCATTCTTCATCTCTACCAGGAACTTGTCACCACTGAACTCTTGAAGGAATAAAACCATTATTTCCATTTACAGCACCTTGTCATAAGGAATGGAACAGATCTCCGATGCCGTTTGGAGTTGAAATAATAAAAATTTTACTTTGATATGAAGCAGATAAAGCTGGATAATTAGCAGACCAAAAATCTGATAATATTGATTTGGGTTTTACAAACGCCGCCTCATCTACTGTACAAACTCGCAAAGTACGGCCTCGAAAAGCATCAGGTGATGTAGCACTGACTAAAATTTCAGTGTTATTTTCAAACAAAATAGATTTCATATTGTATTGTATAACACCACATTTCAATCAATTAGGTAATTCTTCATATGATGATTTTATTCTTTTTAGTATATCTTTAGCACTAGATTCTTTATTACTTACTAATCCTAAAGATATATCACTATTAAATAGTGAATATCAAAGATAAAAAACAGCTATGCAAGTAGTTTTAGAACTTTGTCTAGCTCATAGTCCAATAACCTTTCTATTATCTTTTAATTGTTGTAAAAATTCTATTTGATAATCTCTTAAATTATCATACAGTATTATTTTTCCCCTGTCTGGATCAACAATTTTAACATATTTGGTAAAATGTATAATATCATCCATACATTTTTTAATTTCTTTGACCATTTCAGGGGTATATTCTGATTCTTGATTTGGTTTTTTTATTGCATTACTGTATCCTACTGGCATATATAACCTTATTTAATAAACTTAATATCATTTAAAAATTCTTCTTTTGTTGGAACATGATCTAAATATCTTAAAAACTTTCATCCAAAAGATTCTAAATATTTTTGTCTTTTTTCATCATTATTTTTTCTATGTTCATGTCAATAACTACCATCATATTCAATAGCTATCATTTTATCTGGTATTGCTATATCTATAAACTTGCCTTCAAAGAAATACTCTAATTGTGCATTTTTAAATATTCTTGAAACAATTCAATATAATTTTCTTTGTGGTTTGGAAATTTTTTTAGAATTGTTTTGATGTGTCCTTTTTAAAATTGTATAAGAACATAAACCATGATAAACACCTTCATTTTCAAATAATGTTTCTTGTGTTTGTTTTAGAATATCCTTATTTTGCAATGGTCAATCCACACCATATAGTAAATTATTAGTTTTTTTAATTTTTTCTCAATTAGTATAGTAAGGATCTCCATATCTTTCTTCATTAGTTATTAATCTTTGTTCAAAATTATTATAATTTTCATCCCCATATCTTTCTTTATTTGTTAACTTCCTTTTTTTATTTGTTTCTGGCAATCCTTGTGGAAATTTCCCGTTATGATTTACCAATCATTGTTTCCTTGTTTCTTCTACCACTTGATAATTTTGAAATGGTCGTTCAAACCCAAATTTTTCTAAATTAGTTTTGATCCTTTTATCTTCTGTAGCTAATGATCCACAACTATTAGAACAATAATCTCTATAACCCTTTGTGTATCCTAAGTAGGTTGTTACTCTTTCTTTACATCATTTACATAGAAATGGTTCTTTAAAATTATTTATTATACAATACAATCTTTCAGATAATGTAACATCACTTTTTAAAAAACTTGTATAAAGAAACATAGATTCATATTCATTATGATAGTCGTTACTATAAAATCATTCCTTATTTAATCTTCCTTTTTTTGTTTTGCCATTAGATATAATATGAATTAGTAGAAAGTGTTTTAATTCTTCTTTGTCAATTAGTTTAATTTCACGATTTTCCTTTTCTAATTCTTCTTTTCTATTTGATCTTTGGTGTTTTAAGCATTGTATACAACTATCTCTATAACCATCAAATAAATTATTAAATTTTAATTCTTTATCTCTACAATATGGACACATTTCTTTATTTTTTATATCATGAATTATACAATATAATCTTTCAGAAAACTTACAATCTTCATCAAGAAAATAAGTGCAATTGATTATTTCATTATATTTTTTAATTTGATAGTTATTTTCAAATCATGAAAATTTAATTTTATTTACATTTGGTCTTCCACTCGGCCCAATTAAATTATCTTTTATCCAATCTTTTAATTCTTTACTCATATTCCATCTCCTTAATTTTTATTATATAGAAGTTAGATGAAGGGAGATGTTACTTCATCAAAGATGATCAGTCTCTGTCCTTCTATATAAACATTATTTATCATTTATTTTAAATAATTCTATCAATTTATCTTTAACATCTACCAATATACCATCTATATACAAATTATAGCATAATTCATTAGTATTAAATGTGATCATTATCATTTCACAGTTCATAAGAATTATTTCATTAATCATTTTATCAATTTTTTAGTATTATATCCACTTCTTCTTTTAGTTCATCTGATATTAAGAGATATTCATCACAGGTTAACATTATTTCTACACCACTTCTAAGACCTCTATATAATTCATCATTTTTATAATTTTTTACAATATTTTTTAGTTGTTCATCGTTTGTTTTTTCAAAATTAACTGACATGTAAAAATCTTTAATATTTGGGTTTCATAAATACTTATAATTCATTAACGGAAACACCATGAATGGATCACCATATAGATCAGTCATGTTTTTATTGCCAGTAACAAAAATTGAATTACTTCTTGGTCTATAACCAAATTCATCTTCAAACATATCATCAATTTTATTATGAATCTTTAAAGGTGTGTTCATTGGTTTTCTATCTTTTCTAACTTTTTTAATAGTATATGGTTTACTTATTCCATCTCTTCCTGATCACATATAATACATTCCATTAAAATTAGGTAAAAATTCATTAAGATATTTTTTACATCTTGTCTTTAAAATTTTTCTAATTTCATCAATTATTGAATTCTCATTTAAATAATTTATTAGTCTCATTTTTATGTTTTCCTAAATTTTTGTTTTAATTTTTTATGAAAACCTCAATCAAGTATAGAATTAGTTGATCTCTGCCAGGAACAGAAGTGAATTAACTAATTGAAATAATTGTACATATGAAAATTGAGGAATACCTAAACTTATTTTATAAATTATAATATGTAACCATATCACATATTGGCCCTCTTGTTTGTTTACAATTCATTTTAAGATGGGCATATCTTTTATCACCTTTAAGCAACTTAACTACTCAGTTAAGACCATTATTATCTGTATTACATCTTGGATGATCTACTTGAGAAGTATCACCTTCTACTACAACTTTACAATTTTCACCCATTCTAGTTAATAATGTTCTCATTTCATGTCTAGGGATATTTTGTCCTTCATCAACAACAACATATGCATTTTTGATATTATCTCCTCTCATAAAATTTAATGGAGCAAATTCTATAAATCTAGGATTTATTTCTAGTAATGGTGATTCAGGATCTATAAATGCTTTATTAAATGGTCTAACTTCATGTAATTCTAATAATAATTTATATAAGTTATTTCAGATAGGTTCCATTTTTTGTTCTACATTTCCAGGTCTGTAACCTATATATTCACTTGATTCAGCAGATGATTTTATAATTATAATTTTATTATATAATTTCTTTTCAAATGTCATATAAAGAGCAGATGCCAAAGAAAGAAGTGACTTTCCAGTACCTGATTTACTTTGAATTGTAGTTAGTGGTATATTTCTATCAGTTAACAATTCAATAGCAGCTTTTTGATATACATCTTTCGGCTTTACCTTTCAAATTTCTCTTTCATAATCTATACATCTTTCTTTTTTTCCATTTCAGAAGAATAACTTACCATTTTTAAAATAAAAGCAATTATTGATATAATCTTCATTTTTGTATCAATCAATAAATCCTGTATATTTTTCTGATTCTGATTTGAATGGTAAACTATCTTTAAATTCCTCACTATTGATTCCACATATATAAGCTTTTAATTGTAATAATCTATCATTAGTGACCAATATTGGTTCTTCACCATCAACACTTCTAAGTATTCTATCATCATTATTAATTATAGAAGATACATCTCCTGTAAAGTTAATATAATCTCTATTATCTCATATATTTTGTATTGCTTTAGATGTCTTTGGACGTTTATTATTATCTTTAAGTAAATGATCCAATTCATTAATTACTGTTATTGATATATTAATTTTATTCTCTTCTCCATTTCTTAATATATTGATAGCATCTTCTCTTTCTAATAATACGTTTGTGTCCAAATGATAATTTTTTTGCATAAAGTTAATTCCTTTAATAATTAAATTTTAGTTCAAATTCTTGTCTAGGTATAATTTCTATCCTTCCCAAGGAATTTATTGTAAGATAATCACCTCCCTTAGCATTAATTTTTTTACCATATTCAAAGTAGCAAGTATCCTCCTTTAACTGTGTATAATGTAAAAATTGTTTATCACTACAACACTTTTTAAAATCAAATTTAGTAAATAAATTTTCTCTGCTTACTCTTTGAGTCATAATTAACCTCATCATTATTTATGTTTATTCTGTTCCTTCACCTTCTCCTAATTCTTTCTTCTGTTCACTTTTAAGAAATTTAAGAACACTTTCCCTATCTGTAACTATTACATTATTGTTTGTGGTTCCACCATTATCGCCAAGTTGATTATTGTAATACATCTTTTTCAATTCTAATTCTTTATCTTTCTGATCTAGCTCACGATCACGCTGCTTGATTCTTACTTGTTTCAATTCATCATTAAATCATACAGAATTAATTGTAGCTATTGAATTTGCAGCTGTGGTAATTGCATTAATTAAAGTAGCAGCAACTTCACTGTATCTTGCTGACATGGCTCCATTTACACATTCCCTTTCAACTAAATCAAGAAATCTTCCAGCTTTCTCAATAACACTGGTTAATACATTATTAGGGTCTTCTAATTCTTTTGCTTTAACAAGAATTTCTTTAAATGTTTCAATTTCAATTTCTTCATTTTCAATATCAAATTCTTCTGCTAAATTATTACGATTTAATTCACTCATATTATCACCTTATCATTTATCTTTAATAATATTTATAGATTTTTACTTGACAAAACTCGTCGAGTTTGTTAGACTGTCTCTTAACAAGAGACAAAGGAAGGATAATATTATACAATGTATTAGTTAATATTACATTGTAATGAAGGATATGTCCTCATATCCTGAATAATCCCCCTGTGGGGGATTATAATAATACATTTCGGTAATCTCTTGACAATGATTCAATTAATTATTATATTATAATATAATAATTAAAGGAGGTAATTGATTATGATGGATATTTCTTCTCCGTATGTAAAAATTTCTACCAAATTCTTCAATACAGAACTTGATAATTGGTTTGAAAAGTTCATAACTGATGAAGATGAACTTTTACTTAAAAAAGATAAGGAAGGTAATAGTTATGTAGAAATTGAAGTTCCTGGTTTTAATAGTGATAATTTGGAAGTTACATTAGATAAGGGATTTTTAACAATCTTTGGTGATGATAAGGAGGGTAGACAATTAAATAAATCAGTATTCTTAGGTAATAATGTAAAAGAAGTTAATGGTTCTGTTAAAGATGGTTTACTTAAAGTTTACTTAGAAACAAAAAAGGACAATTCAAAGAAAGTCTTGATTAAACAAGAATAATTTTTAAATTTGTGTGTAACCATTTGAAATGTCAAGAGAATTTTCTCTTGACATTTTTTTATGATTTGATATACTGGTCTTGTTTTTGAGGGGGAAAATTGTGAATATGAATGGGTAAAATGTGGTCATGAAACATATTATAAACCAGGAAATATTGTTTCTTTATGTCCATATCATGCGGATATATATCTCCAGTATAAAGAATTAAGACCTACAAATGAAAATTGTGAAATTTGTGAATTTGAAAAAAGATCATTAAAGGAGAATTAATTATGTTATTGTTTGATATCAATAATGAAGTTACTTATAATGCCTATCCTGATTTTTCATGGTGGGATGAGAGTAAAGAATGTTGGGTAGTTGATGGTCCAATCTGTGAAGTATATTTTTATCCGGGTGAAAAATATAATTATTTTGATGTACAAGCTGAAGTGTTGTATCCAGAAGACTAGTTTGATAAAAGAAATTGAGGGATTTATGAATATTCATGATTTAGAATCAGATATTGAAAAAAGGAAACGAGAACTAGAAGAACTTAAAAATTCTTTACAAGAAGAGAAGAAGAAAAGAAAAAATCTACCTTATAGTGAAGAAACTTTAAGATTAGCAGAAGTATTACATGAAAAATTTTGTGTACATAATCATGAAGATGGTTGTGGTTGGTATTATGATGATGGTAGTTGGACTGAATATTCAAGACAAGAATATATTAAGAAAGCTACTAAACTATTAAAAATTAGTGATTTAGTTTCATTAATTGATATCATTGAAATTATAGGAGATTAATATGACACATATAAAGATTTTTCAGATTTTAAATGGAGTTGAACATCATCTTGTCACAGTAGAACTAAGTAAAGAATTAAGTGATTATGATACTTTGGAAGAGTTCACCAAATTAATATATGAAAATGATAAGGCAGTATATCTTGTTGCAGAAAAGTACAGTGTTGTATTTTATCCACATCAAGGACCAGTTAAATTTGAATTAGTATAGGAGGAAAATTATGAAGAAAACAAATAAGCAAATTTATACTGAAGCAGTTGAAAAAATGAAAAAACTGGTTGATGATCAAACTGATAGAGAAGAAAACCATCACATCGCAGATGAAATACTTGTTAATTTTCTTATACAACTTGGATATACAGAACTTACTGATTTATTCAAACAACTTTATAAATGATATGCATAACAACTAAATACTCCCATAATATCTTTTTAAAATTCTATTACTATAAATATATAGTAATTAAATTTTTATTTGGAGGGATATATGATCAATTATCCAAAATTTGAAACGGGAGATGTTATTTGTGTTAATAGAAAATCATTGTTTGGTAAATTAGTTGCTTGATTTAGTAGAGAACCAGGAGAAGAAAGAGTATATTCTACACATATATCAGGATTTAAATATCCTGATACAATTTCCGAAGCTGGATTAACAGTTAAAGATACTAACTACTTAAAATGATTTGATAATCATAAAAGATTTGAGGTATGAAGGAAGAAACATTTAACTAAATTTGAACAACATGTAATTCAAGAATATTTGAATAAGTATAAAGGTAACATATATGGTGGATTAAAATTATTATTATTTCTAGCTGATTTTTCATTAACTAAATTATTGAGAAAAAGAAAGGATATTTACTTATTCAGGAGGATAGGATTTATAGAAGATTTCCCAATTTGTAGTTGACTCTATTCTTATGCTTATGATAAGATAGGTTATAAATTTGGTGGATATGAAGCTAAAAGATTAGACCCCGATACTATGAGAGATGTAATGGTTGATAGTGAAGAATGGGAGTTGATATATAAGAAGGAATAAAAACAAGGAGTTTAATGTGGTTAAAGTTAATTATGATTATGAACAAGTTGAGGGGTATCTAACTGAAGAGATATTAGGTAAATTTTTAACCGAGTTCTTACCAGAGTGTGAAATATATCACGATAAAATTGTTCCTGGTAGTGGAATAAAAAACAGACCTGATTATAGAATTGAAGAATTAAATTTAATCATTGAGTTTAATGGGAAGTTTCATTATACTAATCCAGACACAATTTTAAATGACTATAAAAAGAAAGAAGTATATACCAATATGGGATATAAAGTAGTTATAATTCCTTATTGGATACAATTAAGATCAGTTGTTATACAGTATATATTTAAAGATATTATAAATTTGGATTTGAAATATTTAAAGGATTATAATAATTATGAGGTTGGTTTTCATGATAAAAAATGCCCATTACCTTCTACATTTTGTGAATTGGGGAATAAAAAACTGATGGAAGAGAGAAAAGAATGGGATTATGTAATTGATAAGTTATATAAGTATTTTGATTATTCTTTGTTAGAAAAAATTTTTGAGAAAGATAGTTTTATTAAAGTATCTAATGAAACAGTAATGCCTTATTTTATAGATTTTTGGGAAAATAAAGGTTTAGGTTTTGGTTGGTCGGTACAAACAGAATATTTTCCGGGTATAAACAGAGAAATTGAAATTTTAAAACAAATTAATGAGGTTAGATATGAATAATAAAAAACCCTTATACAATTAAGTATAAGGGTTTTAAAGTTGCTATGTAATTAGCTACTAAGGCATTGAAGTAAATACTAATTCTTCATAGAAATTTGAAGCCCCGTGGAGATGTTTATGAATTGCATATCTACTTAGTAAACCAATTGCAGGTTGGAAACTTGCATAATCAGTAACTCTATCCAACATTAATTGGATGTAAGGAAGATAAACAACTCCAGTATCGTATTCGTTCACACCCTTGAATCCTAATAGAATACTATCAGTATCATAGAAAGTATCTCTATAAAGAGTCATTCTACCATCTAATGATCCAACTCTTGCAACACCAGTAATAGCAGTGTTTACATTTGCACCCGTTGGATGTGTAGCAAAACTTGGTGTAGATTCAAGAGCTGCACAAAGAGTTGGGTTAGCAACTGCCCAATTAGCTGGACCTCTTCTTGTCTTAACTGCAATTCTATTTGCTTTTCTGATCATTGCATTATATAGATTTCTATATTTTTCAGATTCCCATCTACCATCAAAATCAGTGTCATAATCATATGAAGTAGGAGGTGCAACACTTCTGATCTCACCAATTAATTCTCTATCAATTTCAGCAGTTACCTCGTAGGAAAGTGCTTCTGTCATTTCACTTTCAAGATCAAGTCCGTGCATATTTTGAATATCTTGTGCAACTTCAATTGACCATCTGCTTCTTAACTTTCTGGTTTTTGCTTCGACCTGATCTTTCTCTAAGGTCATACTTAATTCTTTGATAGCTGTACCATCTCCAAATCCAAGACCCAAATCATTAGTTTCATTAGATCCTAATGCTTCACCAGCACTTGTTTCATAAGTTCCAGAATAGTCTTTATCAATAGTATTGTAACCAATTTCTTGATTAGTTCCACTATTATAAGTTTGATCAGCCTTAAATCTCATAGCAAATGCTAATCCAACTGGTCCAGTCATTGGTTGGACACCTACAATTTCGTGAGCAATTAACTCAGGAAATGTTCTTCTTACCATTGGAATAGCAATCTTATGAAAGTATCCACTTTGACCATAAGAATTTCCTTGAGGTGTTAAACTACCTGAATAAGCAGCTGTACCAGGATCAGAAATTGCTTCATTCATGTTATAACCTTGTTTGCTTAAATAAGAAAACTGGTTCTCTAACATCAATGCAGTAGCTTCCTTAACTTTATTACTTTTGAACTTTGGAGCATTTTCACTCTCTAATAGTTCCTTTCATTTTTCTAAAATTTGTTTATTCATAATTTTTAATTCCTCCTTTAGAATATTTATATTTCAATTACTTTTCTTCACTCATAATGGTTAATCATTGTTGTTTCATTTGGGTAAATGGATCATCACTTACTTCTTCAGTTAAATTACCTTCCTCTTTACCCTTACCTTTATTTTCCTCAGTTAATTCAGTTTCTTCATTCTTGGTTGATTCAGCCAAAACATCAAACTTCTTATCAATTTCTTCTTTAGAAGTAATACCTTCTAGTAAAGAAATAATCTTTTCCTTTTGTTTAAAAGGTAGACCTTCACATTTCTCTCTTAGATAAAGACCAGCACTTAACTCTTTAGCATCTTTCTTCATTTCCATGTTCTCAGAAGTTAAAGAATTAACTTGATCAGTAAGTTTAGAAATTTCATCTCTTGATTCTTTAATCAAACTCTTAGTTTCATCATCAAGAACACCTTCATCAATTCCCATTCTTACCTTCAATGTTTCCATAACATCAGAGTATAATTCACCCTTTCTTGCATATTCCTTAATCTTTTCAGGGATTTTCATCTCTTCTTCGATTACTTCGTCCAGAAAATTACTAAATTTTTCAGTAATATCAGTTTTATAATCTTCAAATTTTTGCTCAAATTGTTCTGTTAACTCTTCTTTAAGAGTTTCTTCCTTTTCCTTGACCTTCTCATCTACTTTAGTTTCAATAATGGTTTGAAGTTTTTCCTGAACTTCTGTTTGTTTAGATTCGTCAAGTTTATCAACACCTAACATCTCTAGGATTTTATCTAATTCCATATTTTATTCCTCCTTCTAGAATTGTTTTAAATTTGTCTTTATCTAATCTTATTTATAAGTAAACACTAGAAATTGTTAAAATTGTTAAAAAGTCCAGTGTTTATGGGAAAATTATGATCTTTCTTTTTCCAGTTCAATTTTCTTTTTTTGATCATCAATCATTCTCAGAAATTTATCAGTGGTGTTTTTTCTAAGGGGACTTAAAAGATTTTTAACATCATCAATGAATTTTTCACCATACATTTTAATAAAGTTTCCAACCATTTTAGATGCAACTTCTAATTGTTTGTCTGTTTTTGCTGATTTTATTGTTCTCTCTACTTTTTGAAGAGCTTCTTTTCTAGAAACTTTTTCATCTAGGTTAATACTACCTTCCAAATATTTATCAATTTTTTCTAATAGTTTATTTTGCATAAATTCTCCTTATATTAGTCTTCACTTCTCATCATATTAATGCCAATCTGGATCGCATCTTCAGTATCCTTAGCATCATTTCTCTTTTTAATAGTAGAAATCATATCATCAATAACCTTTTTATCTGGTTCATCAAAGATATCTTCAGCGGCATTTATCATTGCTTCTTTTACCTGTTTTCAATCAATTTCAGATTCACCTAAAAATAAATTTAATTTTTCTAATAATGTCTTATCTTGCATAATTTCTCTCCTTATAAATTCTTCTCAATATTATCAATTACTTGTCAAAGTTTTCTATAATATTCTTCTTTAGCCTCTTTGATCTGTTCTTCATTAGGTTCCATAACTTGAGATTCGGGAATACTAAATTCTTTACCTTCAAGTATACCATTAACCCAACTTCCATAATTTGAAGGATTAGAAGTTGCATCCCAACAAATCATATTTAAATCTTCTGACACTTCATTATTCTCTTTTAAACTTCCAAGTGCTCTACTTGAAATCCCTATCTTAATTTTTTCTTTTATTAAACCCTCAAGAACAGATCCATAAGGTAAACTTTTTAGTACCTTTGCTCTTCCATAAACATTATCTCCTTCTCATCATAACTCTTCAGTTCCATGAGAAGCTAACTCATACTTTGTTTCACATCTACTTTCAGGATGAGATAATTCACCTAGTATGGGACCATTTTCTTTAATTTGATCTTTTAGTTTATTTACCTCTCTTTCTAATATGTGCTTGGGGTATGTTCTACCATTCCTGTTCTTTTTGTTAGCTGAAGAAAATATACCAGTTACATATAAATTCTTGTTAGAATCTTCTTCGGTTAATATGTCAAAATTACTCTCAGTTATAAGTTTCAACTTTTTCATATTTATTCTCCTATTATAAATATTTATCTAAATTATTTATAAAAAAAGTGTGAAAGAATATAGTATTCTCCCACACTTTAAAAATCAAACAATAACAATTACTTATTCATCTTCAGTATTGTCTTTTTCTGGTTCTTCTGGTTCGATACCATCGACAGGATCATTTTCAGTATCTAACTCTTTTTTTAAGTAATCATTAAATTTCTTTCTGAACTCTTTCTTTAATATGTCTCTACTTTGAACGTATTTTTCATCTTCGAAATTATCCAATGCTTTCTTTACATTTTCTTTGTTTACATCACCCATAACATTCTCCTTTTTTATTTGATTCTATTCTATTTAGAATCCCATACCATCTTTTGATACAAGACCTAATTCTTTATCTTTCTTTATTCCTTCAGCATTTTCTTTAATAGTCTCTTCATCTCAATTAAGATAATGTTTCATTAAGAAGAACTTACTGAATCCTTCCTCATTTGATAAATGCATGTAATTATTGATTCTTGTCTCTAATAACATCTGATCCATTTGGCTCTTATAATTAGATGGATCATTAAAGTGAATCTGAAAATTATCTTTGGTTAATCCATAAGTATCTTTTAAATTTTTAAATTTTAAATGTAATAGGAATAACTCTTTCAAATTATCAGCAATTTTTTTCTGTTGTCTTTCTAAGAATTTGGATCATTTAATCTCATCTCTGGTTATCTCCCCCATTGCATTACCATGAAATAAATTATCACCTGTTCTATTCTCAAATTTATTTTCTACTCTACTCATAGGATATTTAAGTGCTCTATATAATTTCTTCTGAAAATAAAATATATCATCCAATGATTCAAATCCTTTACTTGATCCACCAACTGTTGATATATCTGAACCACGGTTATCGCTTTGGGGCAAAAAATAATTATCTAGGAGACTGAGCACACTTGAACTGTTCTGTAATGTACCAGTGTTAGGATCAAATGTCTGTTTTTTGTTCATTTTCTGCTTAACTTTCTCGACATACTTCATTGCCTTATCTCTAGGCATAGCACCTGTATCAATTTTGAATACAAATCTTTCTGGTGCTCTTACAATTCTATATATCACCATAGCAGTTTCTAAAAGTTTCAACTGATTATAAGGAATCTTACATTTTTCTAAGAATCCATATATTATATTTCTATTTTGACCATATTGATAAGGAATAAAGGTTATCTGTTCAGGGTAGAATACAATAATTTTATCATCTCTTTCAGCATCTTCTAGATCTTTAGGTTTTTTCGGATCTCTGCTTAAATATTGGAGAAATGCTTCAATTCTTCCAAATTCATCATACATTCTATCCATTGTTTCAGAAGGTAATCGTTTCCATCCAATAATACCTTCTTTGGGTCTATTAACGTTAATAATATTTTCTAAATATACTCTTCCATCAACAAAATAATCATAAAATATATTTCATGCTGATTCTTCAATATTTAATTTGTTATAGAAGAAATTATAGAATTCATTATTAATATTTTTCATCAATGATTCTTTATTAGATATTGATTCATCACTAACTTTAAAATTAATTATATATCCTTCTGTATCTTCTTGTAATGATTCATTAACAGCATCTTCAACAACATCTGAAATTTCAGGATTATTAACCATATTTCTATAATGATAAATCTTAGCAACTTCATTCTTATATGTTTTATTAATGTATTGATTATAAAACATGTTAAAACTAGATAATCCAGTAGAACCGAATCCAGTTATATCAAAAGATTCATATCCTTCACCAGATACTGTTGCTTGTTGTTTATCTGTTAAATAATCAGATTTTGATTTGAATGCTTTAATTGATTCATTTAATCAATCTCTTGGATTGTATCATACCATTTTTTCACCTCTTATTTAAACATTTCTTTAATTTCTCTTAACTTTAGTAAGTTATTTGGTTTTGGAACATTTTGAATAAAATTCCAATTAACAACTGTAACATCTTCTACACTTGTTGCGTAAAAAATTTCATCCCTTTTATCATAATAATATGTTAAACAACTATCTATTCATTCTTGGATCTTCTTACATTCTTCATAAATATCAAATTTATCTTCATCTTTTGCTTTGTTTGCGTATCCTTGGATTGATGATTGTGATCCTTGATTATATTCAGGATATATATGATTATGCAAATCATATTCTAACATTTTTCATACTATATTTTTGATATAGTGTAATTTATTAGATCTAAATTTTTCCTTATACAAACAAAAATTATATGTTATTATTTCTTCATCTTCTTCTGTAGTAACTATTTCATTAATATTGAAAGGTACTATTAGATAATTTTTATTTTTATATACAACTGGAAAATCTATTGCTGATGATCTTATATACATTGTAATGACTCCTTGTGTGGGTTTCTTATTTTTTGGTTAAACTGACAAATATTAGTAAATAATGATATTAAATATCTAGTGTTTAATTGATTAAATCATATTCCAAAACTTTCACTGTGTTTAAATCAACCGTAATAACTCATGATAGAATTAATGATATTTGTATTAGTCTTGGAATCTATATATTTATTTATCATTTTTACTTTATGTTTAAATTTCTTAACTATTGATTTTCTTACTTTAATATAATTATGGTAAAATTTATAACCTAAGAAATCTATTCCTCTCTTATTTATAGGAAAAATTTGTCAATTAGATTTTATAGAAAGATCTAAATTAGTTATAAGATATTGTTTTATATCCTTAAATATTTGTCTCAACTCAGATTTTGATTTATGTAATATTACTATATCATCACAATATCTACAATAATATTTAATTCTAAGAACTTCTTTAACCCAATGATCAAAGTAAGTTAAGTATAAATTACCAAAATATTGTGACAGGTAATTTCCTATTGGAACCCCTTTAGCACTATCTATAATTTTAAATAGTAGATTTAGTGTTTTATTACATTTTATTTTCTTCTTAATTATAGATTTGAGAATTGTATGATTAATAGAGGGATAAAATTTTTTGATATCAAGTTTTAAACAATATTTGGTGTTGGGTTTGTCTCTTAGAAATTTCTTAACTCTATAAAATCCTTCATGAATACCTCTATTTTTAATAGCTGAATATGTATCCCTGATAAGAACATTTTTTCATATAGGTTCTATAATATTCATAATTGCGTGATGAACAATTCTATCTGGATAATATGGAAGTTTGTAAATTTCTCTAATTTTGTTTCCACAAACTTTCTTAAATATTGTATATTCAGAATTTTCGAAAAATCCTCATTTTAGTTGTGTCTGTAACCTCTTCATGTAATATTCAGGATTTTGATCTATTAACTTTACTTCTTTATAATGTGTCTTTCCCCTTCTAGCATTTTTGTGTGCTAAATACAAATTGTCCAAGTCTATAATATCTTTTCATAAATTTCCGTGTCTTTTCATAAACAATCCTTATGTCGGTGAGAACAGAACTTTCAGATTTTTACTCTTACTAACACTGGGTTTCGACAAAACGTATTTTGGCAAGAGCCATGGTTACATAGTTTATATTAAATTTTAAGACATATTCAGTGAGCTGAGAGCCGATATTAGAATTATCATTGGAAGAGGAATTGTTAGCATGCAGATAAAAGAAACCTGCTTGATCACCATTATTCAAATTCCCGCCGACATTCAGTACTCTACTATGTAACCAGAATGGGAAGAAACTCTTCCCATTCTTAATATTTTAAAGTGTGATTAATTTTGGAGGATATCCTCCAAAATTAGACATAAGCAGCGAGCCGAGAGCCGATAAAAGAATAAGCACAGGAAGAGGAAT